GTAAAACTTGATTTTACGTTCTTCTATTGTTATTTGTTTCTTTGTTTCTTGTTTATTTATACTACTATTGCTTTCACCTTGCTTTGTTACGTGCTTTATCATTGCTTTATCAAGTGCTTTATCAGGTGCTTTATTAAAATTTGATATGGCAACTATATTACTTGAATATTGATTTTTACTTTTTTCAATCAAGTTTATAAACCCAAACTCCACTAAATCATTCAGCGTATTTATATAAGTGTTATAACTTCTTATTCCAATAGCTTCCTTTGCCATAGTTGTAGGAAGTCCAAATTTTTCTTTCCAACCTAATCGATTACAATGTTCAATAATAAAAAAATAAAGTGCCGTATGGTTTGGATTGATTCGCTCAGGATTCTCAAAGCTCCAGTCAAACCATTTTCTACTTAAATCATATCCGTTCATTTTTTAAATTTTAGTAATAAAAAAACCCCTTAAAATCCTGTGCATCCTACCTCACATTCATTTAAAGGGTCAATAATACCTTACGAGTTTATAATGTAGGATGAACTCGAAAACAAATATAATACTTATTTTTTAATCTTCTTCAAAATTCTTGTAATAATTTCTTGATATGTTAACACGGATTCTCCACCGCTTTATTTTACGATAGTCAATCTTTTGTTTAGGGTTGTAGATTATAAAGGTCATAGCTTTTCAATTTCGTGTTTTACTTGTTCCCAATAATATTCTTGTGTATATTGTTCAATTAAATTATCTGACGTTTCTGTATATACAATAACAATTGGGTGGTTTAATTTTAATATCTCATCAATTGCAATTAATGCACATAGTTTAGCTAAGTTTATATCATATTCAAATATAGTCTGATGACACCATTTTCTTCCGTTATCAATTGCAGGTAGTTGTAATAAATATTTTTCAACTAACTGAGTCGCTTTATCTTTTGGTGTCATAGCTTTTCTATTTCGTTTACTACATTTTTCCAATACTTTATACGTTCTACGTCCAACGTTTCTCTAATCATAGAATGAGATAAATATATTGCGCATTCTTTTGCTTTCTTATAATCTCTTAAATTCAATTCAATAAAGAAGTGTTGAACTAAACTAAATGCTTCGTCTTTTGGTATCATATGTTAGATTTTATTGTTATTACGTCTTTATTTACTACAAAGTTTCTCGTCTTTTTGTACTCTTGCATAAACTGAAGATAGCGTTTCGCTCCGTTTGCGTCCATTACCATATCTTCGAAATATTCTTTACCTTGCATTAATTCGTCTTTTAGTCGCTCAATCATTGATTCTAAAACGTCAAAGTTCGTGTACTCAAAAACAATCGTTACTTTTTTAGCTTTCATTTTTAATTCTTTTATGTTTTCCTGTTCTTAATATATCGCAGTAATTGATCCCGTGTTTTTGTGCGTACTTTAAAACGTATTCTTCGCAATACTCCAACACGGATGAAGTATAAAGATATTTATTATTAATGCTTACAATGTAATTAACGTAAGTACTCCCCTTATAAGTCTGAGTTATTTTTCTAATCCACCTGTACTTCATCGCTGAATAAATAAAATTACAATAATAGACCCTAACAAATAACCAAAGGCACTCGAGAAAGCCATTTTAATACGTTCTAACCACGTTTTAGATTCTACTACATAACCAATGAAGGGCAAACCTAAAAACGGGCTTATAAAAGCAAAGAACATCATTCCGTAAATTTCACCTTCAGCTACAAACCTAATATAAAAAGTCGAACATATCTCAATAATTAAAGCAGATAACCCAATAATAAAGTATTTCATATTCTTGACCATGTTTTATTATCTTCATTCCACCTAACACTATACGCTTTTGCTTCACAAACTTTCATATACAGCTGCATATTTAAACGTCCCGTGTTTTTTTTCTTTTGATCGTGCCAGTAATTAATAATCTCAATCAAAGTTGGATTTGCTTTTTTATTCGTTCTCATGGCATTAAAATAAAAAGTGATACCAACATACCAAACGTTCCGAGAAATAGCGTTAAACCGAACGTAACGACCTTTAAAAACTCTTTGTGTTCTTCATTCGCTGGTGTAACTTGGTCTAACAAGTCGTAAAAGTAATTTTTCATAATGTTTTATTTAATTGTTTAGGCAAATATACATTATTCTTTTTAATATAGTTACATTTTTTTCAGATATTTTTTTTCAGAATTAAGAATTAGCAATAATTGCTTACGGGGGTATCCCCTAAAAATTTAATTCATTTATACATATATACCCAATAGGAGTGTTTCTTAATTCTTAATTCTATAAACTAAAAAACCCCTACCGAAGTAAGGGTTTCCTAAACAATTAAAATTATGAAATTATGCGCTACAAAGATATTACTTTATTCTACGTAACAAAACTTTTCCTAATATTTTACCTACTAACTTGAAAAAACCGCTTTGTGCGTCAACTTTCACCTCAACGTTGTCAGCGGTCTTTTCAACCTTTACATCTAAATTTTTTGAGTCGTAGTTAACTTTTACTTCTCCGTCTTTTCGTTCAACATTAACATCTATGTTTTCAGTGTCAATATTTACGTTTAAATTTTTCTTTGCCATTTTATGCTTCGTTTGTTGTTATTACTCCTTTTGCTTCTAATTTAACCTTTCGAACATTTACAGGCTGTGCTACTTTCCATGCCGTTCTACGTGCCTGATTTAATCTACTCTTTGCGATCCGTGAAATGCTTACCGAGTTATTTTGATTACCGCCCAAAACGTGGTAGTGTGTGTCGTCTTCACCTACGTAAATTCCTACGTGACCGCCACCGTTTCTTTTGAATGTAAGAACATCTCCTAACATTGGTTCTAAAACACGGTTACCAAACTTATTCCAGTTCAAAGCCCATAACGGTCTCTCAACTACTTCTAACCCTGCAGACTTTGCGCAGTAAGCTATAAACAAACCGCACCATGGAATCTCATCGTTTGTGTAAACGTTTGAAAGTCCTAACTCTTTTGCCCAACCTAAAATTATAGGGTTATGCGCTTTGCCTACTATTTCTTTTACTCCAAGTTGTTTAACGGCTTGCACTAATATTCTCGGAGCCTTTTCGTCTTTTAGCCAGTCGTAACTCATTCAGTTTCGTTTAATTCGTCTTTTGGTATTACGGCATAAGTTTCAGTACCTTCAATTTCTTTAGTTAAAGACGAACTTTTACCTTTTCCGTAACAGTCGTAAAGACGGTGTTTAAGGTCTTGAACGTCGCTGTGCGTGTACCATAACCATAACGCAAGAACTCCCGTAGCTCCTTGCTTTTTAATAATATCTAATATTTGTGTAATTGGTAGCATCTAATTAATTTTCAAAAGGTGGTGGGGTTGGTTTAGGTTCGTAGGGAATTAATTCTAATTCTTTAACCCAAAGATAATCAGGGTTTACGCATTGCTCCATTTCCTCTACTGAAATAATCCAATTATCGTTAAGGTCTTGTATAGGGTTGAAGTAGCTATCTGGTGCATACCATTGACCGATTAATTCGTCTTTTTGTAACTCAGTAAGTAACCCTACGTACGTTAATCTTTGTTCTGCTGTTAGTTCTGTTAGTTTCATATATTTCTAAAGTTACTCAAAATATCTTTAAATGTTTCATGAGAATAAGCTCCCTTTGCTTTGTTAGTCCATACGCAAACAAAATGAACATTACCTTCTATATACCCTAACTCATTATCAATTCTATCTAAAGAAATTAAATAAGGACTTGAAGTCATTTCTCTTTTTTCATTATATGTTTTAGGACAAAGCATATCCATATTAGTATAGGCACATTTGTAATTTTGACTTTCTAATAATTCTTGCAAATATTCTATTGAAACTTCAAATGGATATGTTCTTGATTTTGCATTTGCCTTCCATCTTCCATATAAAGCGTTATGAATATCTTTAGTTCCTCCTTTATTACAATTTCTTGGTTTTCTAACTCCTGTTGCCCATGCTTTTTTACTACCAGAGCCTTTACCAACTAATCTTTCTATATTATTTCTATCTAATAAAAATCTTACTTTTTCGGCAGAAATTTTATATTTTTTTATTAAATCAGTTTGACTTAAACCATTAAGATAATCATTACATAAATCATCCTCATAAGAAAATCTATTTTGTTTTATAGCAGAGTAAAGTTCTGTCTTACCCAAGACAGCAATACCATGCATTTTCATAGTTCTTCTAACTCTGTCAGTTGTAGCGTTCAAATCTTTTGCAATTTCATGCGTTGTTTTTTTACCATAGTTTGATTTTATATAATCAACATCTAATGGTTTCATATTATTCCATCTTCCCATAATACAAATATACAACAATACAATCATATTATCAAGGGATTTGGCGATTTAAAGTAGTTTGAAATGCTTGTACCGCTGTGTATAAATTAGATGCTTCGGTGTCCGTTAAACCTTCTGAAATATATCCAAATGCATAATTTCTTGTATTTGTTCTAAACCCTATATAATGAGCAGATATTGTTGCTGCGCCAGTAGAAGTTAAATTAACAACTCCATTTCTATATCCTTTATGAGTTCCGCCTATCCTGTTTATACTATAAAAGCCAGGTGATGAATCTCCAGATACTGAAGTTAAATCTCCATACATATAATATCTTGTGTTAATGTATAAAGCTATTCCAAAAAATGTATTAAACGAAGCTAAATCATAACTATTACTATTAACATTATTTCTTAAATAAAAACCTAATCCACCATTTGTAGCTGTTAAATTCCCACTAATTAATAAATTTGTATTAGCTTCAGTATTAACTCCGTTTCCAGTTATTCCATTTGAGTTATGCGTCCATCCACCGCTAAATGTCAATCTAAACGCTGCATCTAAATCTCTTGGGTCTTTTAAGTTCCATTTGTGAGTTGAAGCAGAGCCACCTACAATTGGATATATTGCTTTAAACTTAGTCCAAATAGAATAACCTTTTAAAGCTAAAACCAAAGTATTTATTGCACCTTGTTGCGTAGGGTCTGTAATTACTGCAGCTGTGATGAATGCCTGTGCATCTGGGTCAAAAGCTGAGCCTTTTGGCATTATAGATATCAAAGGATAGTAACTCATCTTATGCTTCTGTTGTTACACCAATTGCATCCCAACGTGAGTCTGTTGAGTTATAAATAAATCCAACATAGGTTGTTTTACTTATTACAGTTGTAGTAGGTAAAGTTACTCCTATTGCTCTATATCCTCCAGCTCCTGATGTCCAAGTAATAGTTTGAGCAGTTCCGTTATCTTTAATTCTGATCATCAAAGCTTGACCTTGAACAGGACTTCCAGTAGGAACTGCTAAGGTTAATGCAGCTGCTTGAGCTGTGATAACTACTAAGTCATCATTTGCAGTTGGAGTTACTGTTGCTGCACTAGTCACAGCTTGAACAGATGGAAGAGTTCTATATGTATTTTGAACTACTCCATTAGCATCTTTATAATATACTAACTTAGTTACTTTATCATAGAAATAAGTTGAACTAGCTACTGAAGGCCAATCTGCAGAAGTATCAGTAACTACTGTGTAGTTAATAGCTCCTGCCATTGTTGTTGTTACTGTTGTTACCGCCATGACTAAACTGTAAATGTTTTATAAAATGTATTAAATGTTTCTTTCTCAAACTCAGATAAATCATCATAAAGTGCTTCTTGAAAGTC